AAATTATTTGCCACGATATTTTTCCTTAAAAAAAGATTTTAATATCCTGCTATCTAATTTTCCCAGCTTTACGAGATTCACGCCATTGTTGATATGTGCCATGGAATTCACCATCAGAGCCAACACCAACATCGGCAACTGCTGAACTCGTCTTAATAGGACTTATAGGTGCAGGTGCTTTGCTTTTGGCAACGGAAGGTTTTGTTTCAGCTTCAGCTTTTGGCGCTTCTTTAGATGTTGCTTGCGCTTCATACTTTGCTTCCAATTTTCCTATAGCTCGGAGCGCACTAATCATAGGCATTTCAGCAATTTTATAAGCTTCATCGATATTCTCGGCTAAATGATACAAAATGCGTGGACCTTCACTAGACTCTAAAATTGCACGTCTTACTTCGTTACTGACTTGAACATCAGCGGATGCAATCATTTCATCATAATCAGGCAATTCAGCTTTTGTAGTTTCTAACTTTGACTGCCAGTTTTGAATAAGTTTTTGTTCTTCTTCATTGGCTTTACGTTCAGCTTCTTGCTTATCTCTATTTCTTAATGCTTGTTCAGCCGAATATTCTGCTAACGCTCTTGCATATTCAAATGCGTCAGTAAATTGTTCAGGCTTTGGTTCAACTTCCTCAACTTGTGTAGGTTGTGGATTGACCTTTTGTTCTAACTCCTTGAGTCTAGTTTCTAAAGCTTCCCTTTGCTCTCGTTCTTTGGCAGCACTTTCCTCTGCTAATTTACGAGCCTTTGTAAGCTCTGAAAACCTTTTCTCTAACTTCGGATTTGGTTTCTTTTCTTCTGTTGCTTTTGTTTCTTGTGTTTCTTCAGGTTGCGGTTCACTCTGTTCTTTAGCTTCCTCAACTGGCTCTGAAGGAGTTTCCTCTTGAACTTGTTGTTCTACTTCAGCCTCAACTGGTGCATCTACAGCTAAACCCAACTTTTGTGCATAAAACGCTTCTGAATTTTCAGAAGTTAATACGTTTGATACTTGTTTTTCTTGCTCTGACATGGATAATCTCCAAGATTTTTACCCATTGAAATCCAATGGTAGATATTTCGCATTTATACTACAAAATTACTTATCTAGCAATCGAATTGTCTTTTATAGACTCGGTTGCAGCGCTTTCATTAGCTTTTTGTTCTTCATTACGCATAGCTATTTCACGTTCTAGGCGTTTAGTGTCCATGTGATGTAATAGAAGTTCCATAATGGCTTCAATTTCCATCTTATTCTGTGAAGTAGTAGCTTTAGTATTGACATCGTGAACACGAGCTTCCAATGTTTTCTCTGCAACATGGGCTTTAGTGGTTTCACGCATAAGTTCACGCTTGGTTTCGTTATCTTGTTTGACTTGCTCAATGTCTTGGCGTTGTTTAATGAACGTTTGCATTTGTTGCATAGCTTGTTGCATTTGTTGATTTTGAGCTTGTAACTGTTGTAATTGCATTTGAACTCTTGGTGGCACTTTAGATTTGTCATCTACTTGTGCTAATGGGTTATTTACTGCTAAACGATCAGCAATAGTTTCTGCACCAGGGAAATCCATGTTTCTGACTAATAAATCACCAGCAGTTTGGATTAAAGCTGGGTCTGCTGCGAATAATTGCATCATAGCGTCTACTGCTTCTTGACGTTTAGAGTTATAGCCTGGACCTGTATCCATCACCACATCATATTCGCCTACAGTTACGTCATTTAATATCTTGTAAACGCCTTCTTCATCTTGACCGTATTGGTTAATAGTTAAGATTTCAGGTTTACCATCATCACCAATGATGCGTAATACTCGTTCTCTATCGTAGATTTTAGGGATTAAATCTAAAATAACACGACCTGTTTGACGAATTGAGCGAGTTAAGTTGTCATAGTAGTGGAAATTAGTTAAATCTACTTGTTGTTGCTGACCTTGTAATGCTTTACCTGAAATATTGCCTGTTGGAAGTTGTGCTGGATCAAATATACCTACAACTTGCATTAAATCTGAAGTCATAGCTTGAGCTGCAGTTACGATACCGGCTGGTGGTGGTTCAGGTTGTAATCTTGTTGGTGGTGGCGCTGGTTGGCCATCAATGTCTTTTTGCTTATAGCGTAAAACAGGCATGGATTTAACGTTAGCCATAGCCCATTCATTTTCGTGACCTTCATCTTGACCTTCAGCGATAAGCCATTTAGCTTTAGGTGCTAATGCAACTGACTCGGTAAGAGAAGTTTGCCAGAAGTTATACATTCTTTGTGGGTCTTTAGCCATGCGAACAAGACCGAATTTCTTGCGTTTGTTCTCAACAACAGTTTCTTGACCATAAACAGGGATAATTGGGATATATTTACCTGCCCATTCGCCTTCCTCTAATACTTCCATTGAGGTAAGTTTGCACCATTTAATCTTTTTCTCGTATGAATCACGAGTTTCAACTACTTCTAATTCTGTGCCTAATTGTCTAGCAAATTCTAACGCTTCCTCTAATTCATAAGATTTAACCGTTTTGCCATCTGATAATAGATGAAGCTTTACAGGTGATCGTTCTGTGTAGAAGTATTCAGCTAACCTAATATCCTCTTTCATTACCCATTCAGGATTAGTGTCACCTGTGCCACGCATTGTGAATCCTTGCTCAAGTTCAGCTTTAGGATACATTTTCTTGAAGTTTTCTTTAGAGATAACTGTGGTAATTAATACCTTTTCTGCGTCTGAACCATCAGGTGCAACTGAATTAGGGTCAAAGTAAACTGTAAATGGATTATCAATAGGTTTGATGTAGATTTCTTGATCGAATGAATCATCACGAACATAATCTGTAACTACACGCCAATATCCCCAACCCATACGAACTGCAAAGTCACCAGCTTTATCATAAGCTGCGTCTGCATCGGATTGCACTTCAATATGACGGAAAATGCCTGATATGATCTGTGCCATTCTTTCATCAGTTTCAGTATTCATGCCATGCGCTTTCATTCTTGGTCTTTGTTGGCGCATTTGATTAGTTAATTGACGGCAATAAGCGTCTACTTTATTGACTGTTAAACATGGTCTTGCTTCTAAAACTCTGGAGTTTTGAATTTCAACAGGCCATTGGTCACCTGCTGCAAACTTTAAATCCTCTAACGCTTCAGAGCGATTCATTTGATCTGCTTCATTAGCAAATTGTAGGAATTGAATAGCGTCTTGTATTCTAGGATCGTTGTCTACTACTTGAGTTTTGTTTCTTTTTGCCATGCTTTAGCCCATCCAACTTATGTTAGGAGTAAATGTTTGTTTGCGAACTTTTTGTTCTTTCTTATCGTGAATCATTAAACCGATGTATCTAAATGCGTCAGCTCCATGTGAATAAACATCATGGAGTGGATTTCGACTAAATTGACCTGAATCAGGATCAACTTCATATCTGTAATGACGTAAGCATTGTAACCCATCTGCGCAATTTTCTCTATCGAAATAGCACGAACTAAATATGGTTCTTGCTGCGTTTATGGAATCAACTACAGGAACACGAGGCAAAATGTTTGTTTTGTATCCTGCTGCTCGGACTATGTCATCAATTGATCTGCCATTAGACGCAATATTTTTGCTTTCTGCATCATGTGGTAAGTGAATAGTGTCATAAACATAGCCTAATTTTTGCATTTCTTGCAAATAATGGTTCATAGTCTTTTGCGTATCTTGCAAATACTTAATAAGTCTTGTTTCCATGCCTATGAATTGAACGAACCAAATAGCTGTATGATCTGCCCATCCTAAATCAAATACTGCATGAACAGGTTTGGTTGCATCATAGGGAACACGAGTAATTCTGCCTTGCAACTCTGCCATATTCATTTCATTAGCAAAGATAGCGCCATCAACTGTAAGTCTACATAATCCTTCCCATACATTGTTATAGGCTGCAATATCTCTATTTTTAAGAGAATCTTTCTCTAATCTTAATGTTTCAGGAAACCAGGGATTGTCTGACCAATTAATTTTTGTAACTACAGAATCTTCCGGTGGGCTTACTACGAATCTTTGATAGGTTTCGTCTGACTCTAATTCAGGATTGAATGTAATCCATATTTCTGACTTTTCTTTACGGATTGTAGGGATTAATACGTTCCATGATGTTTTGGATACTGTTTGGGCTTCCTCTACCCAGCATATATCTATACCCTCAAAAGACTTAACATTGGCAATATTGTTCTTTAAGCCAACAAAGGCAAACTCTGTGCCATTTAAACCACGAATGGATGCTTGAGTAACTTCATAGAATCCTTCCATACCCATTTCAATGATTTGATCTGATAGAAGCTTATGAACAGAATCCTTCATGGATGTCATAAACTCTCGTGCGCATAGTATGCGTGTTGGTCGTTTTGCACCTTTTATGAGCAAAGCTCTTGCCACTCCCCAAGATTTTGCACCACCTCGACCTCCGTAAAGGACTCGATAGCGTGTTTCTTTTGGTTCAAATAGGCAATTGAGCTTATAGGGGAATTGGACTTTCCCTATAATCTCATTTAACTCTTGCTCATTCATTAAGCAAACATCCTTAATTGAGCTGATTCTTGAGTTATTCTATTGCACGCTGTGTCAAAATAGTCTTTATCTAATTCAGCCGCTATAAGTTCAAATCCCAAATTGTTACAGGCAATAGCATGAGAACCTGAACCTAAATGAGTATCTAATATTTTTTGCCCTTTTTCAGCGTAATTGGTTAAAAGCCATTCATATAATTTAACAGGTTTTTGTGATATATGTATTTTCTTTTCTGCTGATGTATTGCCTTCAATATTTCCATAATATTTATAATTAAAACATTTTGCTGGTCTTTGAAATGAAGTCCATGCTAATTCGCCATCACTAAAATTATCTACAGGATTTTGTTTATACCAAAATATAAATCCTTGAGTTGGTGGTAATGGAAAATAATTGCCACCCCATATAATTTGATTTTTACTTACCCTATTTAATTCATTAAAATATGATATATCTGGTATTTTCTCATCCCAAGTTTTTGGAATATTATTTGCAAATCTACCATCTTTTCTTGGTCTTTCTTTTGCCATATTTAATCCATAAGGAGGATCAACAATAGCCAAATCAAAATGTTTATCAGGATATTGCTTCATCAATTCCATGCAATCTACGTTAAATAGAGTTGCATGGTTAATTTGTGTGCTATTCACTAGGTTTTACGAATGTGACTTCAATACCTGTCAATAATGGCGCTCCATCTGCTCCAGTAATCTCTTGAGCTTGGATTGCTTTACCATCCATTCGGTCAATTAACTCTTTTACAGCCCATGCTTCACCATTAGTCGCTGCAGTAATGAGAACATCAGTTACTTTATCGAGTTTTTCAGGATTCTGAACAAGCTGTTTACGCAAAGCATCGTAGAACAATCTACTCTTTGCTGCGTTCTTGCTTCCTAATGGTGCGCCAGCCATAATTAAATTAATTCATAACCTCTTGACAGATAAGTAAATCTTATCACAAATCTATTCGTTTTTCATGCTATCAGAGTTAGCTTGTGCTTCATCTATCTTAACTTGCGTTTCAGGATTAGATTCTACTCTGTTGATGTCGTTTTGAGCTGCAGTTTGTTCTGCTTGCACTTGTGGAATAGCTTGAGATTTAATCTTATTTACGATGGGTTCTGCTACTTCCATTGGTAGTTTATATAGACCTGCTACTACGAGTTCTGCTTCTTTGATGTCAAGTTCCAACTTAATGGCCATGATTTTCTCCTTGGTTATGTTCTAAATATGAGAACAAATGATCTCATTATTGATACGACTTTATATCAATGCTTTGTAAAATAGTTGCGACTATTTCTTTTTCTTTTTAGCTGCTTCACGCTTTTCTGAATAGGCGATTGCAACTGCTTGCTTAATCGGTTTTCCTGCTTTTACTTCAGCCTTAATGTTTTCTTTGAAAGCTTTAGGGCTTGTTGATTTCTTGAGAGGCATAATTTTACTCCTTTTCTTCAATAAAACATACGTCTTGCCAAGACATTAAAAGATATTTTACTCCATTATCAGTAACTTCTTGGAATTTAAGATATTCGTCTTTACCCATGTTACCAAATCTGATTTTATCACCAATTGATACAGGCATAGGTTCATACTTGCCTTCTTTAATCTTTTTGCCAGGGCCTACTGCTACAACTTCGCCTGTATTATATTCTTCATGGAACACAAAGCCTGGTATAGATGATTTCATTTCACGTTCAATAGGCTTTACTAGAATCTTATCGTGCATTGGTCTTATCATTCTTTTTATCCTTTTTGACTTCTTTATTTAGTTTAATCTCATGTGGAATAAACTCAATGGGTTTTATGGCTACAGTAAACTCACCGCACCAATTGTTTTCATGTTTATTTAGAGATTGAGGAAATCGGTAGCACGTTCCTAAAACGTCACCAAAAGAAAAGAATTTACAGAATTTGCAAATTTCTTTAGAATTTAACACAGTCACTTGAATACCTCCATTATTTGAGTGATTAGAATTCCCAAGTAGAAGCTAAGGCTACTTGGGTTTTCGTTTATTACATACCGTCTTGTTCGTGTTCGATGCGTTTATGGTCGTATGCAATATGTTCTCTTGCACCGCCTTTTAACTCACCGAGTCTACCATCAAATTTACCAGCGTGTGAAGCTTCGCGTAAGCCTAAACCATCAGCCTTACCCATGCCAACGCCACCTTTGATAGCCATTTTTCTTTCACCTGATGTATCTGAAGCTAAAACGCCTTTAGGCATTTTTTCGCCTGATGCACCGGATGTAAATTTTTCTGCATCCATTTTACCCATGATTATTCCTTTGTTTATTAAATTTAGCTAAATTTTCACATTACTGTGAGTCTTTATTTTATCAGAATATAGCTTTTTGAGCATTTTTATTTCATCAATTGACCATTTTACTGTGGCATTATTAGATTCGAGTTCTTCAACAGCGTATATTCCAATCTTTGTAATAAGTCCTTGTCTGTAGTTGATGAGGTTACCAGATAAATGGGTGTTACAGGCTGCGCATTGTCTGTGGCAGTTAAGCTCGTTAAATCGAAGGTGTCTTGCACTTCCAATGCTTCTGTAATGGCCTGCATGATATGCGCTGGCACTTTTTGACCCACAACTAATACAACCGTCATTCTGATCTCTCAATCTAATATATTTATTAAATACAACTTGTGTGTCTTTTAGCCAATCTGAACGACTTTTTAATTTTTGCTTTGCTTCTTTTATTTGCTTTTTAACAATTTTAATTTTTTGATCTTTTACAATTTTAATTGCGCACTCCCAGCTACATACCTGCTGTGTAGAGCTTATAGGTGTAAAGGATGCTTTACATATTTTACACTTTTTAGGCTTGATAGACTTCTGTAAATTTGACACCGAGTTCGCTCCCATAAGCGTATATTTGTTCCATGTAATTACTAAATCCCCATCTAGTGAGTTTAGATGTTGAGCCAACTAATAC